ACTAAACCATCATCTATGTTTACAATCTTTGTATATGATTTAATAAAGTAAATAGGATCTTCCATACACTTTGCAATCTCTCTGATTTGTTCTTCAGTGTATTGTTGTTGTGTATTTGCTTTAAATAGATTAGGATTGCCTAAATAATTTTCACTCATTGACTAATATTCCTTCTATTGCGTTGTAACCTTTTTTGATAGCCGCATTTACTCTACTACTACCATATTTAACTTTATACTTTTTTTCAACATATTCAACACCACATGCACCTTTACGAGGTTTATTAGTAATACCATATTCAACAACTTCTATTGGATTGTTCATACCATCATCTAACCAAGTATCTTTATTTTTCTCTTTATGAGGATAAGGCGTCTTATTTGTATAACCTAAATCACTTATCAGAAATGTCTGTTTCTGTGGGTGTAATTGTTTTGCCTTTAAAACTTTTATCTTCATCACTTTGAACATCCTTATTTTTATTCTTCAAAAGTGTATGTAATTCTTTTGATGAACCAACAAACAATGCTTGTTTGATGTTTGTATTTGTTTTATTGGGCACATCTTTTAATGATTTAAGTTTGCCTTGTAAATCTTGTAGTTTATCAACCGTATCAGCAACTTGTTTAATTAAATTACCTGCAACTTCATAAGCTCTAGGGTGTTGACTTTCATTTGCAATATCAAGTATGCCTTGAATAGCGTCTTGTCCTCTTTCGATTAAGTTATAGTAATTTTCTCTACTATACTTGTAATCGTTTTCAACATCTTCTTTATTTTTATCTTCTAATCTAGGAACAGGTGGTATAGATTTTTTTTCTGGTAAATTTTTAATATTATCTACCGTTGGTATACCTAATACTTCATTTATTTTATCGTTAATGCCCATAGGACTATTTATAGTTTTTTTAAATAGTCAGTTAAGGTATCTGCATACTTGGCGTTATAATCAATAAGTTTTTTATATTCTTTTACTGACGGCTGTATATTTTTAAAATTTTCCATATTGATTGGTTTTTCTGCAACGCCTAGACCTTGAGCGACTTGAATATAACTTGACATTCTAAATTGTGCTGTTATCATTGTATCAACACAATCAAAGTGTCTAATATTATTCTCTTTTAATTTGTTTATTTTCTTTTCAAAGAATTTAGGCGCTTTATATTTTTTAGGAAAGTCAATCCAAAATTGACTATCTTTTCTTTTAACAAGATAATGTAAATATATAAAACCTAAAGTCTCTTTCATATTATTACCAGTTATAGAGTTATATAATTCTCTGTCATTTTTATTATCTTCAAACCAAGTATTATGAAAATGATTAAACAACATCAATTGTTCTATCGTTAAAAATAAAGATGTTGCCTCTAAAGGTTCAATAAAGTTTGCACTTAATCCTACTGCAAGACAATTGTTTACCCATACTTTGTCATATCTACCTGCGTCAAAAGTAATTACTTTTTTAACATTTATTTTTTCACCATAGTATTCTTCACATTCTTTAAGTGCTTGTTCTTCATTTATATAATCTGAATCAAAAATATATCCTCTACCTACTCTGTGTTGTAAAGGTATTTCAAATATCCAACCATACTTCATAGCAATTGCTTTTGTGTATGGAAATAAATCTTCTTTTTCTTTTGGTATTATGATTGCTTTTTTCATAGGTAAATGTTCTTTGTAAGAAATCCATTTTGTTTTATAGTGTTCACCTATAATTTTTTTTGCAAGACCTGAACAATCAAATACAAAATCTACATCTACACTTTGACCATTATTTAAAGTAATTTTTGTAATATCATTTTTATCGTTAGTAGATAGACTTTCAAACTCAGCGTCTATGTGAGTTATGCCTCTTTCAATTGCTGTCTTCTTTAGAAATGAAACCAACATACCTGCGTCAAAATGTAATGCGTAGGCAAGATTTTGTATATCTACTTTATTTTGATAAGATAGTAAAGATGAATATTGATAATCATCTAAATTTTTATTTTCATGTATTAAATTTTTTAAGTAAAATTCAAAACAATCATTTAAGAATATAGGAGGTATACGAAATGATGATAAGTTTTCATAGAAAGCATGAAAGTATTTTTTACCATCACCATTCCAGTTCTCAAAACTAATACCATTCTTAATAGTAGCGTTTGTATTTTTAATTACATCTTGTATTGGTATATCAAGGTAATTAAAAAAGTGAATAATGCCTGGGGTTGTTCCTTCACCTACACCTATCGTACCAATTTTTGTACTTTCTATAATAGATACGTTGTCGTTAGGTCTAGTTTTTTGAATAAAAAGGGCAGTGAACCAACCTGCTGTACCACCACCTAAAATAACAAAGTTTTTTTTCATAATAATATATTAGTATTTATTCGTCCGAATCAGTCTCTGGATTATAGTTCTTGCTATCTGTAAAATTAGTTATTGTTGTTGTGAAACCAAAATCATCATCAGCGTCTGCACTTGTAGGATTAGGCACTACAATAATTCTTTCCTCTCTCTTAGGACCCTCTGCTGTATCTGTATATAAGTCTGCTTGAGTTTCTTTGATAACTCTTTTTGCATATACAGGTCCATACAAATATGTTTTAGCAGTAAAATTCATTGTGTAGTTTACTGCTCTTCTTTGTGTAAATGAACCATCATAAGTGTCCTCATATTGCACACTATTAAGAACAACAGGAACATCCCGTTTAACACCCATAGTTGGTATTGCATTTACGGTTATTGTATAATCTGGTTGAAAGTAAGGTAATATTTGTTCAATAATTTGTAAACCACCCTCAGCAGTTGCCGTAAAAGAATATAAATTAAAACTTATATTGTAAGGTACAGGATTATATTGATAATCTAAAACATCACCTCTATCTGATCTTGTTGCTTTAAATCTTCCTAGTCTTTGTAGTTTACGACTTGGATCATAACTTAATCCTGCGATTTCAAAACCCATACGAGGTAAAGTTATTGCAACTTCTCTTTTATTTAAATCTGATTGTTGTTCTAATCTTGTTAAAAACTTTTCTTTAGGCGAATATGCAAGAGGTACTTTTAATGATTGTATTACATTACCACTACTATCTTTTCTATGAATAACAATATTGTTAAAGATAGTACCAAATGCAACTACAATTTTTCTTAATGACTCATGGTAAAAATGTTTTCCGAACATTATTAAAATCCTTCATCTACTTCACCAAAAGGGTTTCTTTCTGTAAAGTCTAATATATCATCAGCGGTACTTGTTGTACCAAAACCTGCGTCTGATTCATATGTGTTGTTATCTGCAAAATCTCTAGTTTGAGTTTGTAGATTGTAATCTTCGTTAATTAAATAGTTTGTTTCGCCAGTAGAAGACTCAAGTAATAATGCACCAGTACCACCATCTGTTGCCGTCTCTAAACTAAATTGATAATTCAATTGATCTATTGATAGATTGTCTTCTAATTTATTAATATCAGAAACATTTGTATCAATTTTTTCAGACGCATATTCAAATCTAGTACATCTTAATTTATAAACAGGTAAATTACCTAGTTGAAAGAATGGTTCCTGATCTTCAACAAATTGTATCTCAAAAAAACTATTCATTAGAGGGAAGTAAATTAAGTCACCCTCATTAGGTCTGCCACCTTTTATTAATGTTGCAGGATCATCTACTGAATCTGCCCATCTTCTTTTTGCAACCGTAAATGTTGTATCTTCTCTAATCTCTAAACCAAATTTAGATACTAATTCTTGTTCGCCTTGGAAACCTTCAGTTGTTTCCATATACATTTCTATTAGATAAGAAGATGTAAATTTACTAGATACATCTTCACCTAATACTAAGTCTTGGTTAACTAATGTTCTTGGTAAATAGTAAACATCATGGCCATATATTTTTAGACCTTCAATAATTAAATTTTCATGTAATCTTTTTTCGGCGGTGTTTCCTATACCATCACCACCTTGAAAATAATGATTTACTGCCATGTGATTATCCTATCATGTAGGTTACAGGCGTTTCGTATGTTCCTCTAATTTCTTGTTCTAGTTTTTCAACATCCTGTAGCGCTTCTGAATAAATTTGTTGCCCATTAAGTGTCACTCCACCAATCATTGCAACACCATTAAATTTAGATAAGTTAGCACCCCATTGTTTTTTAAACAAAGCTGTGACATATCTTTTTAAAAATATATCATTAAATACATCTGTCATAACACTTGGATCTAATTTTCTATAACACTCTATTACTAGATACTCACCAACTGTTAAATCATTAGTCCAATCCATATCAATATA